GATTCTGCTTAAAAGGAGGATAGGTGATGCCCTTGTATCCAATGTCCTTTACCAGAGCTCAGTTAAAAGCCTTACAGATGGATTTAAGGAATTAGCCAAGCTATCCGATGATTACATGGGAGAGGTTCTGGATAACTATACCAGAAAGCAGGATTTGTATGAGGCTATCCTGAAGACCAATGTGGACATTACCAGAAGCAATCTTCTGGGAGCCGGAATAAAGGATAACTTCTCCAATGCAATAAGGGAGGTCCTGAAGGCCAACATAAGCGGTGTAGGGAATCAGGCTACCCTGAGAAAGACATTAACCCAGTTTATCGAAGGCACCGAGGCAGAGAAGCCATTCCTTCAAAGATACATTACCCAGGTTACCAATGATGCGGTAATGGTATTCAATGCAGAATATCTCCAGACCATTTCTGAAGATCTGGATGTCCAGTATTATAGTTACTCTGGGACAATCATTGGAGACTCACGGCCATTCTGTATAGCCAGAGCCGGAAGGAGATTTAAAAAGGAGGAAGTAGAAAAATGGCCTAACTTGGGTAACTGGCAAGGGAGAATGCCGGGTACCAACAAGCAGACCATTTTCTCTTATCGTGGTGGGTATAACTGCCGCCATCAAATTTGGCCCATATCGGAACTGCAATACCAAAGGGCCGTGGAGGCAGGGACTAATGGTCTTCGATGAGATCCTGAACATCATTATAGCAAGAATCAATCTCTCTTTGCAGAGAGCCTCCATCTTGTATTTCCTGAAGACAAAGAGCATATAAATCCGTAATCTCATATTTGAGTTTAGGATATTCCTTTATCTTTTCTTGTAGGTAAATCTTTAATTCTTCGAATGTCATTTTAGCCTTGCAAAAAGTTCTCCATTAAATTCCTTGTATTCATATTCATCTTCCTGAGTCGGTCCAGGATGTTTACAATCTGCATATTCAATAAGGCAAATTGGACACAAGGCAAACTCCTTGTCTTCATCCCAGTCTTCGACTATGCAGTCAGATAGGAATATTACCTTAATCCATCCTTCCATCTTTTATTTCCTTTAGAAGTCCTTCTAACATCTGAATCCTTTCCCCAATCCAACGCATTACCGGAACTGCCATTGAGTTTCCACAAGCCTTGTACCTTGGTCCATCTGGGCATAGGTCGGCAGACTTGTTCCGGTAGGGAATTTTTGTGTGGTCATCTGGGAATCCCTGAAGCCTTTCATACTCAATTAAGGTTAATTTCCTGATCACTAATTGACCATCTTTCTGAACTGCAATTGGATTTCCTACAAGACCATCCCGACCGCATGATGGGCCTTTATAATCTCTTGATGATAAAGTTTGTGCTAAATCTGGGATGCCACTATCTGAAGCGCATTTTTTATTGTCTGATTTATTTTCGCACCTCTTTTCTCTGCTCTTCTTAGTATCCCCTGACAAGCTTTCGGAGTCAAATAAAACCGAGGCGCAAGGTCTCCAGTCTCCAAGAAATCCAACAACAAAGACTCTTCTTCTTCTTTGGGCCACTCCGAAGTATTGAGCGTCAAAAATCCGGTAGGCGAACCCATACCCGATGTCCCCCAACGCAGTGAGGAAGGTTGCAAAATCCCTTCCTCCGTTACTTGACAACACACCGGGGACATTTTCCCAAACAATCCACCTTGGCTTCTTTCTTTGAGCCAAAGAGAGAAAGGTGAGCATGAGGTTTCCTCTTGGGTCAGTAAGTCCTTTTCGAAGTCCTGCGACACTGAAGCTTTGGCAGGGAGTTCCTCCAACGAGAAGATCGATAGTTGAATCATTGAATTCTTGTGTTTCGTGAATTTTAGTCATGTCTCCCAAGTTCGGCACCGTTGGGAATCGGTGGGCTAATACTGCGGATGGAAAATGTTCTATCTCTGAGAACCATTGTGCCTCCCATCCGAGAGGCTCCCAGGCTACCGAAGCCGCTTCGATACCGGAACAAACTGAGCCAAATTTCATCTGATCTTCATCCAGAGTTTAAAGGCCAGAAGACCAAGAAGAATAGTGGAAATCGAATAGAACAAGACTATGCATAGCCATTCCTTCAGTAGCCTGTTCATATCATCTGAACCCATTCTCATGGCATTACAAATTTCTTGTTTTCCAATTTGAAGGAAATCCCGGAAGTGTATTCCACCCGACCTCCAAAGAAGTCAACATGGTACTGGTATTCCTCACGAGTTTGTTTAACCCTGAGTTCAATCTTGCAATCCAATGTCTTGTAGATTAACCAATAATCTGATTGCATGGTTTGACTGTCAAAAATCTTAAAGAAGTTTATTGTACCCCCATCAAGACTTTCCAATGCAATCCTGATTGGTTCAAGATTATCAATGGTGAGGTTTACAAAAACCCCTGTGAATTCGAAGGCATACAGTTCTGCGCTTTGTGGATATAAAATCATAAATTTGTTTTTTAGTTTCGGGGCAAAGTAAAGTAATGATTTCAATTCCTGCAAGTTTTCATGGCAAATAATGTTTATGATGATTTCCTTCAGTTCTTTAAGCAACAGGTAAAGAACTTTGCGGATGCCGGTGTTCCTGCCAAGGTACTCAGGGAGGCCGCTATTAACTCTGCCGTGGAAGTGAAGGATAGGGTTCAACAGAAGGGCTTAAAGTCCGACATGACCTCATTACCGCCATACTCTACAAATCCATTTGCAAGGCCCAGAGGAATCCGTGGGAAGGGTAAGATAAAATTCTATCCGGGAGGTTATAAGGAATTCAGAGAAAGCAATAAGAAACAAACTAATCACATGGACCTTACCCTATCCGATGATATGTTCAATTCATGGAGGCCAAAGCCGGTAGACCAGACTTCTTATGGAGTTACTTTTGTGTCTCCAGAAATGAGAACAAGGGCCGGATACCATGAGACCAGATTCGGGGATATATTTAGCCTGAGTCCGCAAGAAGAACAGGATGCCCTGACCTCCATAAATACTAATGCTATAAAATACTTATCAAGATGAACCAGACATTTACCGTAGAAAACTCTTTACAGAATCTTTGCCAAGTTCTGGGCGGTTATTATGGCCTTAGACTAAAGAACTATGGAGAGGCCACAGAAAGCCTTCAGGCCGATAGCGCAGGGAATTACATATCAATAAGTGATAAGACCTTCTGCTCCGTGGATGATGCCTACGATGTGACCTTATTCTTTGTCCGTGAGAATGCCACCACGAATAACCAACCGGCAGGGGGTAGGAAGGGAGTCCTGACCCGGAATGTCAGTTTCAAGGTTTGTGTGAACAGTAAACATCCTGGTGATGAGTTTGCAATTTCTACCCTAATAAACTCTATCCTTCATGTGACCTATGGTGGATCTGATTTTGACTCCAAGGCAATTGCCCTCCAGTATTTCGGGTTACCGGAAAGAAACTTTGAGACCTACTTCTTTACTCTGGACATTGATGTCTTAGAGAAAATTACTTGTCAACCTTGTTGAGGTTCTGGTGGTGTAGTCCCTGCCTGAGTTGGTTGTACTTCTCCGGTTATAGGGGTAGCCGCTCCTGATGACTGTCCGAAGAACGTGTTTCTTTTTGATTTCTTTTTGCCTCTGCCTCCCATTGTTTTCTTTTCTTGGTAAAGAATGAATCCAGGAATACCACATCCTGATGTTCATACAAAGGTCTACTTTTTTTGCCAGTCATAAATAATATTTGCCTTGGCTTTATAATATCAATCATCTTATGGTACCCAAGGTCAAAGTAGTACCGTTCTTCGTTATCACGGATTCCCACATCTGATATGGCTACAACGGACCCTTTGGTAATTCCATTGAAGCAAAACTCAAATGATTTCTGATCGGCCCAAGTAATGGTAGGGATTACATTCAATCCCATATCTGCCCAGAGTCTACCTACCATCCGGCTTCGGTAGGTATTCCAGATCATCATTGGCTTTGGCATTCCGATAAACAGGGAGAAGTCTGGGGACATTACATTGCCTACTTCCAGATGAAGGAACCTGTTCCCATATCGAACAGGTTGATTCCAGAGCCTTTCCAAATGATAGTCATCTATGAAGGTTGATACCGTACATCCTTTGCCAATCTTTTTCCGGTCATTTACATTAACAATGTATTCGACATTTGCCTTTGTGCAATTTATTTCAGGCCAGTCTTCCTCTGAATTAAGCAGGGTAAGATTTAGTGAATCCCATCCACCGGGCTTCTTTGACCAATTGTCTGAACTTCGTGTATCCATCTGTATTTGCAAATGCAAATATTCAAATTACATTTGCAAAAAATATTCCACTTACTTGAAAATTCCAGTAGATAAAATTGTCTATATCAATATGGATAGGGCAATGATCCGTAAAAGGAATCTATTGGCTCATTTTAAGACCTTAGATTTAAGGGATAAAAATGGAGATGAGCCTATCAGGATGCCTGGATTGGATGGCAACTTTGTCAATCATCAAGTCATCCAGAAGAAAGCTTATGGTCATAAAGGCCAACCCATATCCATTTCTGAAATAGGATGCTATGGATCTCACCGAGCAGTAATGATAAAGCAATTACTCAATGAGTTGGGTACTGTTCTTTATCTGGAAGATGATGTCAGGTTTAAGAAGGAGGGCTTACAGACCCTGATTAATAACTGGGATAGTCTACCGGAGTATGATATGCTCAATCTGTCTTGGGGCTACTATGGTCTTCCTGAAAAACCGGAAAGAACAGAGGTGCCATTCCCAGGATTAAAGCATTTCTGGAAAGGTGATGGTATGTGGCTATGCCATGCATACATCTTTACTCTGGAAGGAGCCAAGATTGCAGAGGAATATACAAAGAACCAGACTCATGGTTTAGACTGGCATTACTCTGTCATGCAGACCAACATGAAATCCTATGGATTTAAGTATGGCGAAATTGCTTCTCAGGATAACCGGGGAAGTGGAATGCGTTCTCAAATTATTCACACTTCATAAATAACAATACTATGATTGATGGACTTGATTATATCCGTAAAGAAATTGCCGAGAAAGGCAAGAAAGGCCGTGTCACAGTAGTTCGTTGGGAAATTGACCCAAGGACCGGAGCGCAGGACATTCCTCTAAAGCTTCAGGTTAATGCTATGTTGGCCCTGAAGGAACTTCAGAAGCCAATTAACAAAAGGTCATTTTCATGGAGTAGGATTCGCCCATTAGGACAAGAACCATTTAAAGAAGGTTCAATTGATGAAGGTTCATTGAGTGATCCTATTCTTCGTGCTAAACTGAAGGATGCCCTTCGTGCCGAGATTGAAGCAGAACTCAAGGCGGAAACCGGTTCCTCTCTGGATTCTTCTGAACTGATGGAAGCCCCTAAAAAGAAGAAGAAGAAAGTGGAACTTGAAGTATCCGATGAGCCTGTTGAAGAAACAGAGAAGCCAGAACCAACCGAGTTTAATTCATACCTATGAATATCAGAGAGTTTTTAATTGCCCAGGCTAAAAGAGCCGGAGTAGATCAGGACCCAGAGTTTCAACTTATGATCTCTGCTTCTTCTCTTGGTGACATTGCAGTACCAGAGGCGGTAGAACAAAAGTTCAATTCCAATCTTTACGATTTTGATTTGGCTAAGTCCAATCTTGACCTGAAGACCCACTTCATTAAGAACTACATGATGGGTTACGATGAAGAGATTGTGAATCTGGCTAAGAACTATGGTCTGGACCAACAGTCTATTGATGAACTTAAAATCACAAAGAACTCCGGTGACAAGGTAAAGTTGGCCTTCAAGAAATTGAAAGACCTGGAGGAGAAGGCAAAGCAATCTACCAATAAGGATGTCTCTGATGAGTACATGAAAAAGATTGCCGAAGCCCAATCCAGAGTAGATGAGGCCGTACAAAAGGTAGAGGTTGAGAAATCCCTGATTGCAGAGAAGTACATCTCTAAGATGAAACAACTCTGGGAGCAGACCCAACTAAACGGAATTCAATGGAATGATGCAGTACCGGAGGCCGCAAGGATTCCTGCGTATCAATCCGTTTTAGATAGAAAACTCCAACAACTGGATGGTAAGATTATTTATGACCCGGAGCGCAATACGGCTAAACTGGTTAATTCCAGAGATGAGTCCCTGCCTTTGGTAGTAAATGGAAAAGAATTTACATACAATGATCTTTCTGTTTTAGTTTTACAGGAGAATAAACTGCTCAAGGAAAAAGGTGTAGGTGGCACTACACAAGGATTTGAGCAAGGCACCCTTCCTCCAACTGCGTTTACTGTTCCACAACAGGCGCAAGGCACCAATGTTCCGGCATCAGTTCGGAATGCTCTGGCCGATATAAGCAATGTAGCGGCCAATTATAACAACATCTAATAAAATGTCAGTTGCATCTCAAAACATCTGTCCTGCGATATTAACTTCGCTATCAGATAACTTAATCAATAACTCTGCAAATGTCAATATCCATGGTGGTACTCTTGCCGCCCTGAATGACCCATCTAATCTGTCTACCGGAACTATTATCCGCCAGGCAAACAACGATGGTACCGGACATAGCAAGGATGTTCGTATCGTTTACAAGCAGAGACTTACTGCCAATGATACCGAGACCGTAAAGTCTTGTGATTTCGGTGCGCCACTTCCTTATCTTGAAATCCCTTTTCAGGTAACTCAGTTCCGCTCTGTATCCTTCAGTATGACTGAAGAGCAACTTCGGGTGTATTGTGCCGCTTATTCTGATCTGGTATCCCTTACTGGTTCAACAGATCCTAATCAGATTGTCCAGAGAGCCAATGGTATTGGCCGTGCCGGTGGTGCATTGTCAGTAGTTCGTGAAATGTTCAACGATTTCCAACTTGCCTCTAATGCTCTAATCCAAGCAATGAACCAAGACCTGATTAACTCAATCTCTGGTTCATTCGGAGCATGGTATGGTCAAGGTGGTGTAATTGGTTCTGAGACTTATGCAGTAGAAGATTCTGCTAATGGATCTTTGATTCCAAAAGGTCTCTTTACCATGAAGCAAGCTTACATGAATTCTGGATTCAATGGTGCGCCTATCATCGTTGGTGGTGCCGGTGCGCTCCAAAGGGTTTGGATGAATGATAGCCGTTACTTCGGTCAGGCCGCTAATGGTTTGGATTACTCTACCGTTCGTAACAATACCGGTATTGCCGAGTTCTACTTCGATCCTAACATTACCGCTTCTGGTCCTTTGACTTCTGAGGATTCTGCAATCGTATTTTCTCCGGGTTCACTTGTGTACACTCCGTTCCTTCAGTATGTTGGTTCTTTCGGAGACATCGGGGTAATGAAGCGTTTCACTATGCCAATCCCAGGCTTGCCTAATGTTCGTTGCGATGTTCGCATTGCACCCGATGAGTGCGATGAACTGTGGAAGGTTTGGATGGAGTGCTATTTCGATGTATTCGCTTCACCTACTACTCTTTTCAAAGATGGTGATGACAACGAAAACATCAACGGTGTATTCGAAGCCGAATTCATCTCAGACTAATCTTTAGTTTGTTCAAAAAAAGAGGGAGGCTAATAACCTCCCTTTTTTTATTATTAAAACACAAAAAAAATATGATCTATCGTATCTGTAAACCTATGTTCTCCTTCCAAGAAGCCCCAGGTATTGTTGACCCTTCCTTCATTGCCTCAGATAACATGGACTTGCTTATTTCCTTCTTGACTACCCAGTATTCATCAGGTATGTCCAGTTCCTGAATGATGTCTACTGATTTAGTATGGCGCAAAGATAGCTTGAATAAAGGGGTCTCATAGCGTTTCTTTCCAGTCTTGGCATCTTCCCTACCAAAAGCCATCACGGCAGTCTTTAAGGTCTCTCTGAGCCTCTCTATCGTGTTCTCCTTAGTCTTCTTCAGGCTATGGATTCTTTTGATCTCTGCGGCCGCTATATCAACCTCAGATTCAAGCTTCATTATAAGCTTGGTGTAGGAAGCCGCCTTGGCTTCAAAGTTCTCCTTACGGATAGCCAGTTCTTCAAGGATTTCATCGGTAACCTCACCACCGGTCTCCTCCATCAATGCGATGAAGGAGAGTTCTTCCTGAGTTAATTCCCAAAGGTTCATGGTAGGTACGGATTAAAATGGGAGACTATCTTCTTCTTCCTCAGTATCAACCCAAGAATCTACGGCTTGCTTTACCGATTCCTGATGGGCAATCTGGGGAGACTTGATGGCCTGATATTCCTTAGAGGTCATAATCTTAGCCTTAATCCAGTCCGGCAGGGAATCAAACTTAGCCTGATTAAAGGCATCAAGTTCAAACACGAATGATGGATTGATTTGCTCCGGTGCCTTAAAGCCTTTCATAAGAGCGGACACGGAACTGATTTTTGCAAAGTACTCACCGGGTTGATTTTTCCGAGGTTCATGCACAATTGACAATTGGCATGGTACTCCTACAAGCTTTGATACATCAAAAGCTACTGCCTCATCATCGGTGAATCCCTTTCCTCTCCACGATGTCAAGAATGCCCGAAGGGTAGACTTAGGATGCATTGACAATGCAAACTCTTTGCTAACTGAGATAGGTTGTTCTCCTTTCTCTTGAGAAAAGATCCTTGTCTCCGTTGGTAGTTCCCACTCAATAAGAACTTTCTCAACCCAACGGCTTTCACCATTGAATTCATCCTGAATGGTTCCGATATGAATCATCTTGTAGCACCGGGCTACAAATGTGCCGGCAGGAGCCAGAGTCCTCTCTGCTTGTGCCTTAGTTGTTGCAGTTATTGCCATATATTTATTGGTTTTGTGAGTGCAAATGTAATGTAATTCATTCCTAATAATGCAAGAAAAAAAATAAAAAAGTTTTAATCTCTTGTATCAGAGAGTATTCCGGCATGGCGAAGGTTATTCCTTGTCTCTGCGATGTAGATTTCTCCATTGACTATCTCCTTAATGATACAGGTCCATCTGGCCTTTAGTCTGGATGGTTCTATATTGTACTTTTTACAAAAGTCTCCAATTGGTAGCCGGTTGGCCTTTGGCTTGGTGGCTCTGGTTAGTATTAGCTTCTGGGCTTCCAGTTGATTGTGGTCATTATCTAAGATCCATGGCTTCTTGTATCCATCTACATTTATGGTCTGGAATTTATCCAGATGTCTGTGAAGCTTGTGGAGTGCCAACCCATATTTATCACAGAACCATATCATTTTTAGTTTTTCCTCCTTCATTCCTTTTTAATTTGTGCAAAAAAATACTTTAATTTCTAATAATGCAAAAAAAGAAAGAACCAGTTAAGAACCAGTCTGGAACCACCCAGAACCACCCAAAGTATAAAGGCACCGAGGATAGTCTCCAGAAGTCCGTAGCTCAATACTTGGATACCCGGAAGTTGCTATGGTGCCATCCACCAAACGGTGGGAGCAGGAATATCATTGAGGCCACCAAGCTTAAAGGAATGGGAGTAAAGTCTGGGGTACCGGATTGTTTGATCTTTACAAAGAAGAGAGGATACTCCGGTCTGGCTATTGAATTGAAGGTTGGCTACAATAAGACATCAGAAAATCAGAAAGAATTCATAAAGGGTCTGGAGGAAAACGGTTGGCTCTGTGTTGTTTCTTATTCGTTGGATGAGTGCATCGAACTTATTGATTGGTATGCCATGCAAGAATAATTTGCAGAATCCGAAATGTCTTATTTCATTTGGGGCAAAAATCAAGAGCATGAAGAAAATAGAACTGACTGGCCTTCGGGCAATCAAAGAGAATCCAGAGACCGGATTCGTACAGTACGAGAATGAATTCAAGGAATCCTGGTGGATGCCGGAAGTCTTCTTTAAGGCATGGAAGGATCTGGATAATATGAGAAGGTCCAGAGATTACTTTAAGCAAGAAAGGAATGACCTGAAGAAACTTCACGAAGAACTTCTTAGTTCTGCCCACAATCGGATTAGCCAAGTAGAGAGGGCGCACGAAATCATTGAAGGCAATGTTAATAATCTCCTGAATGAAACAACCTTTTTAAGGTCTGAACTTGATATTGCCGAGAGGGATTTAAACTTCTTTAAGACCTCCCTGATTGCCGTTTCATTTGTGGCAATAGCTTTGTTTGTAATGATTTGCTACAAGGCTCTATGAATAATGATTTTTCAAAGTTTGTCCTTTTTGTAAAAGGAGTAATTGAGACTGGCATTGTCATCAGGCATGGTGAAAGGGTCTTGAGGCAGGATGCCAAGCTTCACTTTAACAGATTACTTAATGATGCCCTTCAATTTGAGAAGTACCTTCACAAGGAACTTGGACCAGAGGTAAGCGAATATGAGGATGACATTAATTCCTTAGTGATTTCTCTGGTCTGGCAGATCTTCGATATGAATCAGGAAGAGGTCAATAAATTCTTTGACTACTTGGAAAAGTATAACGATTTAAATTAAGTTTGCAGAGCCAGTAGGCCCGGATTGAGACCCCGGTGTAATAGAAACAAATGAAAAAATTTAAGACCACATTCGGTAAGTACAAGGCAGGGTTTGTTTCCCCTGGTCTCACCTTGGAAAGCCGGATGTGGTTTTTTTATTTATGAAAACAAGAGATTCAATGGTATTCTATCGTAGTTTTTTTGATGCGATAAAAGAACTACCAGAACGCAATCAAGTAGAGGTTTTAAAGGCAATTTGTGAGTTCGGATTCGATGGAATTGAACCAGATATAACTGGAATTTCTAAGACAGTCTGGATACTTATACGGCCTAATCTTCAGTCGAATAGAAAGAAGTGGGAAAGCGGATGTAAAGCAAAGACTAAGCAAAAGGTAAGCAAAACAAAAGCAAAGAAGAAGCAAGAGGTAAGCAAAGCAGAAGCTAATGTATATGTAGATGTAGATGTAGATGTAGATGAGGATGTAAATGTTGATGAGGATAAGGATGAAAATGTAAATGTTTCATTAATGGTCCTTCCTGCGGAAGTCCCACAAAAAAAATTTATAAAGCCATCCATAAATGATATTTGTCTTTATGTTCAATCCAAAGAACCAATGGCCGATAAGAT